TTTTACTACTCTTTCATCAAGGAGGTTCAAAATGAACAATGAGAACAAAACAAGGATAAGAACCGTATGGACAATGGTATTTGTGACTATAATCACATTGCTTTTTGGAATTAATTCCGAAGCCCATGCACAAATGAAAGACATGATAGTGTATAATAAATATATATTATATATTAATAAATATAATAATTTAGTTAATATAAAAGATATAATAAATATAGATATAAATAATATTAATAATAAAGCAAAAGTAAGAACTCTTTATTTAATTAATGATCTTGTATCTAGAAACACTTTTTTAATGCCCTCATATAGCCTAGTGCTAAATTTAAATTCAAGAGTAGATCAAAGGGTAATAATCTCAAGACTAGCAAATGGAATTAAGTCCACCGAAACTGGTGGGGCTTCTGCCTATTTCCGCAAGTCTTATTCCAGTAGTGCATGTGGTGCATATCAGTACATGCCTGATACATGGAACAATTACATGGGATACAAAACAGCTTGTGACGCACCTACTTGGGTTCAGGATGCTAGAATCATACACGAACTTGAATACAACTACAATCGTTTCCACGATTGGAGAAAAGTAATTGCAGCACATCTTATTCCATCACGAGCAAACAATATGAAGACTTGGAACAAGCCAGTTCCAGGAAATCCAACTGTTTGGGAGTACGTAAATTCTGTATTAGCAAAAGCGAATGTAACTTACGCATGAAGATCCAGATCTTCTCAGAATATTACAACATGGCGCAGGAGGGGAGGGTAAAACCCCTCTCCTGTCCAAAACATAAAGCTGACGAACCAGCAATATTTGAATTAATCCATAAAGAACAAAACGATAAAGTCGTGCTATACTGTTTAGCATGTAATTATTCTGTAACTGCAGGACAACAGTTATATGAAAATGTATTGAGTCAAATTACAGAAGCAAAAAAATGAGTCGGAAGTAAGGAAATGGATTTCCTACCAATTGTTAAAGACCGCTCTTGCGGTAATTGTACAAAATGCTGTGAAGGTCATTTAAGGGCAGATATAAAGCTCAAAGATGGATCTGATCCTGTATTTATGGGACAAGATGAAACTGGCTTCAAACCCTGCCCATTTGTTATCTTAGGACAAGGATGTGGAGCATATGAAAAACGCCCTGACAACCCTTGTGCCATCTTTAAATGCGATTGGCTTACAGATGAGTCAATGCCCGAGTCATTTAAGCCCTCACGGGCAAATGCAATCTTTTCAACCCGTACAATCAAAGGTGTAGAATACACAATGTTGATTGAGGCGGGACGGAAACTGGATTCAGAAGTTTTATCTTGGGCAATAGAGAAACATTTATCAGAAGGAACTAATTTTGCATGGCGGGTTTTAGGCAATATTTTCTGGATAGGGTCAGAAGAGTTCAATAATATGATGAATGAAGATTATCCACTCTTAAATGAGACCTCACATGGCCAAAATTCACATTGATAGAGCCTATATTGAGGCGCATGAAGAGGAAGAAGACAATTTTTCCATTTTAGTGCATATAAAACGTGATGTGGAACACATTTATGTAGGAAAAGTAGGTTTAGATCACCAAATTGCCTGGATTCATATGGAAAACGCCAAAAATGGTGATTTACTCATAAATAATTCGGCGGGGATGGAAGGCAAGAAATGGGATCATATAACAAAAGAGATTATAGGAGAGATACATGGGTAATTTAGGGGAAGAAATAGGCCTAGAAGCTACTATAGAGAATATAAGAGAGCTATTAGGAGCTTTATACATTCAATCAATGCGAAATTATGATATGTTATCTATTATTGCAGATAAGCTAGGTGCAGATGCTAAGGGACTTAGCAATTTACACCAACAAGGACAAGTCCTTGCACCTCCCGCTTCTTTTGTATTTGAAGAAGATGATAAAGGTGTGATTTAAATCACTTATATTCGTAAGTTCCATAGTGTTTTGTCTTGACATATGGAGCTACATAGATTTCTCCACCTAATTCCGACCATTTTTTACAGAAATAATAGTCTTCTGACAATAAAACTTGACTTTCTTTATCTACTTCTATACTCCAGAAGTTATATACATAGGAATTTGCTTCTCCAATTCCCGTCACTTCTTTTCCAACTATATATTTTTCAGTAATTGGCATCATTTTTTCAAAAACTTCTCTTTTTACTGCCATTAAACCTGTTCCAATATGAACTACTGGCAATTTTTCTTGATACCCGTCTCTAACTTTTTGACGATCTTCTGCATTTTTAAAATTTATATTGTATTTTGCTGTATATTTCATAGGATCTTCACCTCTAAGAATTGCAGCCTTTGCATTTTCCCAGTTTATAGTCTTTAATGGTACAGGTGCACCTATAATATCAACATCTTCTAAGATCATTTTCATTGTACCTTCGGTATCAAAACTTTGATCCCCGTCAATAAATACCAATTTGTCAGAATCACTGTTAATAAAAATATTTGTCAGCGAATTTCTTGCTCTATTAATTAATGATTCGTTATATAGTGCTGAAAATCTTACTATATGGCCTTCTCGTTCTAAACTTTTAACTAGGCTAAGTAAAGCAATTGTAAAAGGTCCTGAACAATTCCCGCCATACATTGGTGTAGCTATTGTGATTTTCATAAGATCCTATCGTTTCTACTATTATAGCAGGCAAAACCACTTTTGATCAAAATGTTAATGGCCAATTTTTTTGTATGATACACATTTTTGAATCAAAAAAATAAAAAAAAGTAGTGAGCACATATCTTTGTGGTCTAAATCACAAAAATAATCGCAAAATGTCCGTTTTGTCTCTTGATTTTTCCGATTCTTTGTGTTATACTTCCAGTATTGAAAATTAAATATAGATAGAAATTATGTGGTGCAGATCACAAAAATAAATATCTAAAACACGGCGTGTCGAGTTGATTTTTTAGCAATAGTATGCTAGACTTCCAGTCATAACAATTAAATATAGATAATCCTAGTTGAGCCTGTTGAGCCTTAGCAAATAATCCGAAAGGTGAGCCTAAGCAAATAAACAGCAAATAACACTAGCCAAGAAAATAGATTAGAAAGTCTAATCGAATTAAAAGAAAGGTTCATCTAATGAACACTATATATAATGAACTCGTAAAAGAGTTTGGTCTAGAATACACTAGCCATAATCCTAAGTTCCGTCCTGCTATGTCTATCAAGCAGGCTCAGTATCTTAATGCTAAATATGCTACTGATGAATTGTCTATGCGTCCTAGTGATAAGGCTATCTATATCGCTACACGCTATGGTTCCCTCAAAGTTTTGTGGGGTTCTAAGTAATGTCATATTCTTTTGATAAAACTAATACAGATCGTTGGTCTGAATTGGCTGATGGTTATCAGTCTATGCTTGATGAATTAAATAATGAAGACCTAGAGTCTGTCTTTATTCCCGTGTCCGATTTTGATGTAGATGAGGTTCTCTAATGACTATTAACTCTTTCACTCTCCTGTCCCTGCTCCTAGTGTCGTACCTATGTGCTAAACTCATAACCGATAAAGATTGGGGAAAGAATAATGAAAACTAAGATAATCGTACTCAGCCTAGCGTTAGCCCTAGTGCCTGCTATGGCACAGGCTAAGACTTATCACGCTCCTAAAATCCACACTACTAAACTTAGTAGTCTTGATAAATATACTTACACTATCCACAGGTCAGAGCATATTCGTTGCCCATACACAGGCTGCAAGTCTGACTTCACACAACACTAAACAAATGTCAGTGGTCTATGGTAGACTACTACTAACAACAACAAGGAAAGAAGGAAAGAAATGGCTAAGCCACTATACCAAGTAGGAGATCTCTTCACTACACAGTCAAGCAAGGTAACAGGACGAATCAAGGAGATTATTCCTGTAAACGCAAGCACAACAACTCTATTGCTAGATGTAGACGGCGAAGATCGCTACACTTCAGTAAAGTTCTAATCTAAAACAACGACCTGAGCCACGTCGCTAAACTGGCTCACAACAACCCAACAAAGAAAAAAAGAAAAGGAAAACTAATGTTCACATTTACAATTTCACAAGGCAAGCGAGAACTAATGTCATTTAATGCAAAAAATGCTGTTCAAGCACATTCACTAGTAACAACTGCCAATGCTAATGCAAAGTATAAAAAGGATTTTCTTTCGTACACATATCGTCGTGCAAAGTAATCTGATATAATAACTTTGGGTGGGACTGCACACTAACATTGACACTCCCACCCATCTAACTAAAAGGACACATAAAAAAAATGATGACAAGAAAAGACTATGTAAAAACCGCAGAAATTCTAAACTCATATGGATCAGAAATGAAACTTGAAGTCTATGAAGATTTAATTAACGATTTCATTGAAATGTTTGCAGAAGATAACGAGCGATTTGACTCTGATAGATTTTGGGATGAATGTTTTAAAACTGTAAATCATAATTAGAAATTAAAAGCTGAGCATCTTTTTAAACTGCTCCCGCTTTTTTTGGGGCGGGTACTTATCCACAGGTTTATTCACAGCTTGTGGATTATAGTTCATCTTAAATTAACCTGCGAAATACGGCGTGTCGCTTGATTTTTCCGTTTAAGTGTGATAAACTTCCAGTTATAAAATTAAATATAGAAAGAAATTGTGTGGTCTATATCACACGTCTGAGCGTCTCAAAGTTTGAGATTTTACCCTAAGTTACTCGATAGTAGCGAAAAAGTATGCTAGAATACTCAGTATTAGAAAATAAAGAAAGGTGGTCAAAATGACTACACTAACAAATATAGGCTTAGCCTTAAATATCCCTGCTACCTTAGAAAATCGTATTATTCACGA